GCCAGGCGGTTGACGGCATCCTGGTCCTTGTCCGGATCGGTGCGCGCGTCCATGGCCCGCTTGTAATGGTCCTGCAGGTGGAGGTCGTCATTGTCGAGCGGGTTGACGGGCGTGTCCTCGCCCTTCAGCATGAGCGCCCACTCTTCCTTGGGATTCTTGGGCATACCGAGGTCCGGCGGCTCGGGGAGGATGTCGCGGAAGTTGTCGTCGCCCATGGCCGCGTGGATACCGTTGGTGATGACCCACAGCGCGCGGGGGTTCTGGACGACGAGCGGGTTCTGCATGTCGAGCCCGTACAATTGCATCTGGTTCTGTTTCTTCGCTTCCCGGCTCCAAACGCTGGTCGCGAAGCGCAGATCAAAGTCGTACCGGCCGCCGCGCTCTTCGGCGGTCATCTCGCCGAAGCCGTTCTTGGTCGCAAACAGCTCATTCGCGTCGTCGTCGGTCACGCGGAAGAACACGCTGGGCGGCGAGAACTCGGTGTCGAGCTGCCAGATGTGATTGATGATCTTGCGGATGTCCTCGCGCAGCATCATCGTGTCGAGCGACGCCCGGACGTTGCCCTGTTCGATGAGGGCGAGCTGGCCGGAAGCCGTTCGTGGGGCGTTGGGCCTGTCGATCGCGCGCCCCAGCGTCTGATCTGAGACGCCAGTGACGCGCTCGCCGTAGCTCATTACCGACTGTTCTTTCGCGACAACATAGCCCAACTCCGGCTGGATCTGAATCGCCTTGACGCTGTTGGGGTCGTCGCAGGGTATCGCCTGGCCCGGCTCGTACTTCATGGTCTTCGGGTTGTAGCCGACGCCGGGTTTGTAGAAGATCACCGGGCCAACGGTGAACTGGCCGGCCTCGGTGAAAAGGTTGTGATTGACGCTGACTTCGTCGTCGATCGAGTCGAGCAGCTCCCCGAACCCGGCCGACCAGTAGGAACCGTCCTTCACGAGCGACGCCTCTACGAATGGGCGCCGGTCTTTCATGTTGGGGTATAGCTCCATCAGGTCCTGCACACCGTAGACCTGGTGCAGCTCGGGGAAGTACCAGACCAGGATGTCGCGCTGGTAAAGTTCGCGGGCCTTGATGTCGTTCAGGTCGGGGGATTGCTTGGGATCGACGGGCAAGCGCCACTTGCCGAACCACTTGTAAACCTGGATCGTGCCACGGTTGGCGAGCGAGCCCTCGTACGTGATCCCCTCGTCGAGATCCTTCTCGCGTTTGATCTGCTCGGCCTCCCAGTTGCGCTGCCGTCGCAGACTGGCGAGGTTCACGAACTGGTCGAAGTTCTCGGTGATACCAAACAGCTTGCCTTGCCGCTCGGCGTCCAGGAGTTGGTCGGGCGTGAGCCGCTGCTGGTGCACGACGAAGCTGAAGTCCTGGAGGTTGGTGGCGTCCTCAGCCGGCACGATTAACTCATCGGGCCAGAGTGGCTCGAATCCAGGGCCGTCGTACCAGACCTCGTGTGTGATCTTGCCGTCCTCGCCCTTCTTCAGGAACGTCTCCTGAACCCAAGGGGCGGCGGCGAAAGCCCGGCCGCAGAGCGTCAGCCAGAACACGAAGGGACCGAACTTTGAGACGCAATTCATCGAGTCGAACATGCGCCAGGTCATGTAGCGCCCGATCTTCTTCACCAACCTCTCGTCACTGGGAGCAACCGGCACGGCCACCACTTCAGCGTCGTCGCCAAACAGCGCCTGCATCGTTGTGGCCATCTTCGAAAACGTGTTCCACTGCACGAGCGGAACGCTGAAGTTGGAAGCTTCCTCGTCGCCAGGCGCCGGCGGATCGACGCGGTTGCGCCACTTCTGGTAGTAGCCCCGGAAGCGTTCCAGCCGTTTCTCGTGGTCAGCGTTGGCGCCGCGGAAGTCGTAGTCGATCTGGGCGGCTAACTTGGAGAGTTCGTCTTCGGAGAGTTCAAGTTGGAACTCGGAGCGCTCTTGCATGCCTGTTCATTGCAGGCTGGGCGGTAGTATACGCAGCCAGGCGCGTGCGGATGCAGGGGTGGGATCTCCCGGCCGGTCCAGTTGCCAACAATGCACTCGCCGGGGCAGGTGGCGTCTTCGGAGCAGCGGATAACCTTAGGACACCAAGCAGCGTGTTCGCCGCGCCCGAACACGCACGCCTCGCAGCACTTGTCGGGGTTTGGCTGGTAGCGCCGGGAAACAATCTCACCCATGTAGGCTCTCCATGGCTGCAGGTAACAGGCTTACTACCTTGACAGGGCACGCATACTCGACCAAAAACCGAAGGGAGGCGCCGAATTCCTCAACGCTCTGGTAAATGACTACTGTCGCCGGATCCACACCGGCTTTTTGCGCTGCCGCCCTTAGAGCTTCGAACATCCTCATTTCCCAACCAGCCGACCAGTAAATAGCATCGATTGCGCGAATCTCGAATTGAAAGGACTGGTTGCGTTCCACTGAGCGTTTCCAATCATCCATAGCAGACGGGCTCTTGTAAACCCCCATGACTACCTCCGTATCCTCCGGTACTGCACAACCTCGGCGACGGGTTTGTTCGCTTCGGCCTTGGCCGCGGCCTCCCGCCGCTCCTGGGCGCGCACGGCGAACGGCAGTGTGTGGACACCCACAGCCAGCGCCATCACACAATCGTCGTGATTTCCTTGGCTCGCGGCTTGCTTTCCGTTCGGCCACGTCACGAACGTCCGCAGTTCGGCGCGCGTGGTCTTGTCGCGAATCAGGACTGTCATCTCGCGCAGCGCCCGGCTCAGGCTGGCAATGGCCTGGGGCTTGGTCACGGTCGTCGTTAAAAAGCCGATGTCTTGGAGCAATAGGGGTCGGCGGTCGTCTGGATCACGCTGACGGTTGTAAATCAACTCCAGTGGGTACTGCGATCTCAGAATCGCCTCGATCATGGCCACGGCCGGCCCATCGGCGTCTGGAGCGATGTAGGCCCAGTTGTACCACTTGGCCGTTGCGACAACCATCTCACCGAACTTGGACGGCTCGATGCGGTCCCGGATCATCGCTACCTGCTCGCACGTCGCGGTGTCGAACACGTGCGCCACCGCGTAATCGGGATCGGCGCTCGTCGCCCGGTCGCTGACGTCGATGCCCTTTGCGGCGTCGGTGGAAACAAGGTAGAAGTGCCTTTTCTCGGGGCGTTTCCACAGTGACACCGGGCCGTGGCCGTCCTGGCGCGGGTTGAACTGAACCTCTACGCGAATCCCCGTGTTCTCTTCGCAGAGGTCGCCTACTAGAGCCTCAGAGACCAGCGGCTGCCGCTCCAGCGCCTTCATGTCGAACACCGTGCGGCCCGAAGCGACGAACGCTTCTTCCGGGCACGCCGGAAACTCCTGGTGAAAGCGGTTGATGTCGCCTTCGCAGGTGGTTTGAATCGCCCAGCGCCGCCACGCCATCTGACCCAGTGTCAGGTTGTAGCGGTTGCGGATCTCCCACTCTTCCTTGTCGAGCGACCGCTGAAATACTGCAGGATCGGCAAGCTCGCGCGAGTACTCCGGCAGCTCCCACCACGCAACAAACACGCCGATCCAGCCGGATGTCGAAGAGGGATCCATCGCCTCCATCCAGCCGCGATAGAAGCTGCCCGACGCGCCGTTCGCTGTGCTTTCGTCGATAATCAGCGTGTCTGGATCGTCCGGGACACGCGCGAGCAGCCCAGTGCGGAGATCTTCAGCCCGACGCCAGAACGCCGTCTCGGATAGCTCCAGAACCTTGAATGGGCGCGATCGGCCGCCCCGGCTGGTCTCGGCCGAGCCGAACTCAATCGAAGAATGGTTCGCGAACTCAATGATGTGATCCTGGTTCGTCCGCGCCACCTTGGGCATGGCCAAGCCAAAGAACGGCTTGTAATTCGCCAGGAACTGGGTAAAGTAATCGTACAGGTTCCGCGTCGCCTCGAACAGGTGCGCGTAGACCTTGGCGTGTGTGCCCGGGGTGAACGCCGTCCGGCGGAGGACATGGGAGCACGCGCCCATGCTCATGTGCACCTGGCCAGCCTTCAGACAGCGAACGCGAATCGGAAGACCCAGGCGCTCCTGATGTTCGATCGCTGTTGTGAGCTTGACCTGGCCCGGGGTGAGGACCAACGGCACCTGTTTGCCGCTCTTGTTGCGGATTTCCAGGGTCTGCTTGCAGAACCCGGCATGGTCGAAGCGCAGCCTGCCGATCAGCTCCTCGATCTGCGGATTGGTGAGACGCTCGGCCGCCTGAAGGCTCATGGAAGCGTGACTTCCTCCGAGTCTGACCTAGGCCGTGATGTGATCACCACGCTCACCTCGTGGTTTGGGCAAACGGGATTGCCACGGACTTCCTGCCACCCCTTAGGCATGGAGGGAAAGAGCACTGGGTTGAACGCCGCGCATCGCCATTCTTCGCTTTCTTCCGCTCCACAGAAGTCACAGCGAAACGTATACCTAACCGTGAGATTCGCCGGGCAAAGACCATTCATACCGTCGTCAGCTCCTGCATCATTGCGCCCAAACGCTCGGACTCAGCGCCCAGCCAGTCACCAACCCAGTCACTCAGACGCGGCCCCGGGAGCACGTCGCCAGAATCTGTAACGGGAATGCACCGCCCGGGTTCAAAATCCTTCCCGTTGAGATGGACGTTGCTCTTCACAAACAGAACAGGTGTGCGCATCAGATCGAACTCGCGCGACAGGAGCGTCCGCGCGTCTTTGAGCATGGCGTACACTGTGGACCGGCTCACGCCCATCGCCCGTGCCACATCGAGCGTGTTCTGTCCGTAGAGCCATACCCAGCGCGCCGCCTGTGCCGTGCGTTGTGGCAGCTCACCCAAACAGCGCTCCACGATGGCGACCAGCTCGGCGCCGCCGATCTCGTCATCGAAGGCGGGAATCCAGCCGGCGGTCTCCACCTCGGGCATCTCCTCGTGGGTTGCCTCACGCCAGGTCCGACCGCGGATCGACATCAGGACCGCGCCACGAACTCGCGGGTAAGCGTACGCCGTGAACGGCACACCGCGCTGCAAATCGAAAGAGTCCTGAGCCTGCCAGGTCGCGAGCATCGCCACCTGGACCAGGTCGTCGGCTTCGATAGAAGGCGGAAGCCGGCGGGCGATCGAGCGGGCAATGGAGGTCGCCCACTTCTGCAGCTCGGGGATGAGATCGCGGCTCATACCATGAGCAGAGGCATCCCGGGCTTCGGGTCCGACTCCCGCTCCAGGATGATCACCGGCACGATCATTGGCTCGTCTTTATGCAGCGCGGAAATGGCGCTCCCCTTGAAGATGCCCGTCGAGAATCCGACGACTTTCGCGCCTTGCTGCGCCAGGTCGTTCAAACACTTCTCGAGCTGGCCAGGCCCCGCCAGATCCGTCGTTGGTATGACTTTATACTCTTTCACTTCGCCTCACCTCCAGAAATCCGTCTGCGGTACGTTTGCACCGCTCATCGCATCAGTTCAGCATTCGCCCTCAGCGAATCTGCCAGGCAGCGCAGCCACGTATCGCTGATCTGCACATAGCGCTCACCCTCTGGCTTGTCGGTCGCAGCCCCGAGTCGAGGCGCAGTATCGAGGGCATCGGCAAACTTATCCAGCCTTTCCGCCACCCCCATCGCAACACTTTGCCGTAGCTCGCATAATTCCGTGAGTGTCATTTCGTCTCTCCCGCTGAAATCCGTCTGCGGTACGTTTGCGTCAGCTCTTCGAGCGTGTAAGCTGCCGTTGCGCTTGAATCGCCGGCGCCGTCCAGTGTGGCAGCTGCGCGGGAATCGCCCACACTGCGGGCCTCGGCGCGATCGACCAGGCTCAGCAGCTTGTCGAAGGCCTTCTCGTCGCCGCCCTTCAGCTTCTTCACCACGACCGCCAGCCCGGCGGCGTAGCCCTCGCGCAGCAGATCGGCATTCTCTTGCGCGAGCTGCTCCTGAAACCTGACGAGCGCCGCGGCCTGCTGCTTGGGGGTTGGCAGCACAACGGCCACGGCGCTCTTGCGCTTGCGGGAAAGTGGTTTGCGGGGCTTGGGTTTAGCGGTCATTCCACGCCCCGATCATAGGTCGAAAAAAACATTTCCAGCGCTTTTTGTCCCAATAAGTACCGCCGCGTCCCATGAAGTGACATCAACTGGGCTTTCCCGCTGGCAGGAAGGCCCGCAGGATCTGTCCAGAAGCAAAGCGCCATTGCCGTCCGAACCGCGACGCTCCAGGAATCTGGCCATCACGAGCCCGACGCCTCACCGTCTTTTCGTCGAGCCGCAGGATGCCGGCCACCTCTTTCGCCGTGAGGAAGGCTGGGAGTCGCGGTGGGCGTTGTGCCTGTGTCATTGCAGCTGCGCCTCCGCGGCCATCGCGTCGTGCATCCGGATAAGGCACGCATCGCACAGCCCGACCTCGCGCAATTCCGGCCGCTCCGCAGGGAGAGCGTTGCCGCAGCCCGTGCAAGGCTGTCGCGCACATTGGAACTTGACCTGCCGTGCGGGAACGCGCAGCAAGTACAGAATGCTCGTGTGGTGCCGATGTAGGATCCGTCCAATGGCCGGAAGGCTAAGGCTTCTTTCCCGCAGTTCGTGAGCCACCAGCCGACGCGCGGCAACTAACTCCCAAGCATGCGACCCGCTAAGCAGATCCTCCACTGCGAGGCCACGCTCCTGGCAAACACGCTCGATGGTTGTCTTCATTTGAACCACTCCCGCCCTCTCTCGATCAACTCTTCCTGCACCGGCTCGGGTTTTGTCTTTGGCGTCTTTTTCTGCGATGGCGGCGGCGCCGGATTGCACTTGCAGCGCCCGGCCACCGTGCGGCCTCGCAGATCTGTGAACATGCGCATTCCCGTGTAGTTGCAGAGCTTGCAGCCTGGCTTCACATCGCCCTCCCAACCGCCTGCTCGCGAGCCAGCGTCACCAGCCAACCCCACCCGTTGCCAGGTTTGCGTTTGCCGACGTGCTTCAGAAACCCAAACAAGCCGTCCGGATCGTACCCACAGGCATCCAGCAGCGTGTGACAGAGCCCCGCATCCGGCGCAGGCCAGTGGCACTGATTGACCTCGCGAAACTGGTTAAGCATCCCGACCGCGGCGTCGAGTTCGTCGTTCGTGTAGCGCTCGCCGAGTAGGCCCGGAAGATTGCGACCAACCAGCGCGCCCGTCGAGGCGAAACCGTTGCGTGGGACAGGGGGTGGGTTCACCGGGGTTCGTTTTTGCGGCGGCGTAACAGCCTTCGGACCCTTTTCGCCGCTTTCGCTTATGGCTTCTGAATTTTGGCCTCTGGCTTCTGACGGGGAGGTAATAGGGGGGTCTGGGGGGAAAGAGGAGGGGGAAACGGGTAAAACCGTTTCAGAAACGTTTCGTGGGGTGGGGTCTGAAACGTTTCCTTCCCGTTCCATATTCCGTTTCCTTTCTGCCTTGCGTACCCGAAACTCCCTCACCCGTTCCGTCGAACTATCGCTCTCCATCTGGTGCTCATCCCAGTCGTGGGGCGCCCAGTCGCCCAGAGCAACGAGTTCGAATAGGCCAGCGTCTTTCAGCCCTCTGAGTGCGTCGGCCACCTTGCGAGCTGGGATCAGGAGCGCCCTGGCGATCGCGCCCTCATCCGGCATCACCCCCTCGTTCTTGCGATAGAGCGCGAGCAGGAGGTGCCACTGCCGGAACTGCTTATCGGTCAGAGTCCGCGTCTTGTCGTCCGCGTCGAGAACCGTCACGTACGAACGGAACCACAGGTTTTTCTTGCCTTTGCCCGTCTTCCCGCTCATTGTGCTCCGTGCTCCGCCTCGGGCATCAGCCAAGCCGGCACAGGCTCAGCAGCGACCGGTGTAGGCAGCTTCCGCGGCTGTTCGCAGTCGCGATGGAAGCATTGGCCATCGTTCATATACCATGCGTCGTGGATCAGGATTGGCTTCTTGCAGAAGCCGCAGATGCGCTTGGGCTTCTTTGGCTCGGGCTCGGTCGAGCGGCCACAGGTCGGGCATTTGGGGTAGATCTTCACTGCCGTGCCTTCTTTCGTAGACGCTTCCACTCGGCAAGCGCGGCGGGCGCCTCGTCAACCTCGCCGCAGTGGCACCGCATCACCTTGTACCCGACTTTGGTGGAGACGCTGAGGTTGAGGTATTCCGGGGAGTGGCCCGTCTTTCGGCAGGCCTCCGCGCGTGCCGTGTCGCCGTGGACAAACTCGCCGTCAATCGGCTTGAGCGGACGCGGGCGCTCAGCCACGGGGAACCTCCGGAAGCTCGCGCACGCGCAGGTCTTCGGGCCACTCGGCAGGGTCGCCGCCCTTGCGGTCGTGAGGTAGGACGTGAACTGGAAATCCCTGCCAGTTGCATACGCCTCGGTAGCGCGTATCCATGGGCCACGATGTCGGTGTGTCGCCTTCGAAACCATCATCGTTGCAGCCGTAGACGTTCGCCCCGAACTGCTTCACGAAGCACGCCACATCAGCCGCCTTGCACTGCCGCACGATGGAGCGGATCCAGGCCACGTTGCAGGGCCTTGCACCAGGTCCGGACTCGCCGCCGACGATCACCCAATCGAGTCCTCTTGTCTTCCCTTCAGTGCAACCATCATTGAGAGCCCACCCAGGGATCTCGGAGAGATGCATCGGTCGCGGTAGGAATGGAGCAACGCTGATCGGCCCCAGGAGCGGCTCCGCGCTCACGAACCGCACTGCCGCCGGCGTCAGGAGTAGCTGCGGGATTCGCGCGTCGGCCGTCGCCTGGTTCTCGACAGAGACGCCGAGCCAGACGTTGGGGAGGGGCCACCGAGCCGGATTGCCGATAAAGCCTGAGGTCGTGTATTCGCCGCCGTCGCGCGTAACAAAACCCTCGCCGTCGGGTCTGAACCGCTGGAGATACGCGAGCATCCGCTCCGGTCGTTTCGTGAGCACCTGGAAAGTGTGTTCCCGGGCTCTGGCCATTACGCCGAACACGCGGTCAATCGCTTTCTCCGAAAGCGACTCATGGAAAAGATCGCTCATGCTATTAACGAAGATCTTGCGTGGCTTCCTCCAGCGCAGCGGCAGTTCCAGCGCCGACTCGATCAGCTCGACCCTGCCCGTCCAGTGTGCCAGCCCGTCCGCCATTACCGCCGCGTATGGCAGCCCGGTAACTGGCGAGCTGAGCCCCGGCAGGTTCCGCGCCGCCAGGCGCTCGGCATAGCAACGGCGGCAGCCCTCACTCACGCGCGAGCAACCCCGGACGGGGTTCCAGGTTGCGTCGGTCCAGGAAATCTCCGTCTTCGCTCCCATCACTTTCCCTCCAAGTGGTCAATCCGGCTCAGAACCTTGATCGCGTCTGGGCATATCCTGAGGCGACGCGAAGCCGCTTCTGCCACGTGCATCAGATTTCCCCCGGTTGCATTGTGTACGGCTGCACTACAAGCTCCAGCCGCGGCTCCTGCCGGTCCAGGCCGATCCGCGTCTCATGCCAGTGGATCAGCCGGTCGTTGACCACAAAGTTGTTCGTCTGCAGCCAGTCGCCAACGGCCTTCTTGTAGTTGTCTTCGTCGCCCCGCTGCGGGTTCGGCAGGTAGACGGCAATCGAGATTCGAATGGGCGTCGCCGCCGGCAGCGTCACGCCCGCGTTGCGGAGCCGGGCCCAGAGCGTGACCGCGCTCCAGGCCGTCTCCTTCATCCACCGCATGTAGCCCTTCGAAGGCAGCAGCACGTCCCGGCCGCGCGCCTTGACGCGGTGATTGCCCTTGGTGGGCGTGCGCCCGGGCAGGACCAGGCGCCAGCCTGGCCCCACGCGAGCCGCTCTGAGTTCGTCGAGGGCCATCAGCCTTTGCCCTCGCACATTTCGAGGAGCCCCAGGAGCTCCTCGATCGAGCACACGCAATCGGTCCCCAGCAGGTACATCAGCTCAGGCTCAAAGCCCTCCGGCTGTAAGAGGAATATGACAAGTTTGCCCTTGCCGATCGCGTATCCAGCCTCCAGGTGGGCACTCCGACCGCAGGGAAGAACGCAGACGCACGTGTCGCACTTTTCGAGAGCGGCTTTGTCGAAGCCGTAGCCACGCACAACGGCAGGATGCCCCCGGTAGAGGTTCACGGTGAACTTCGGCGGAGTCCACTTGCGCCAGTCGGGATCAACCTCCGACCAGGCAAAGCCGTGTTCCCCTGGGGCGGGATTGCGGAAGTCATAAACCTCGTGACTCGCCTCGCGCAGGGCAGCGACAACCTGCGCCTGGAGCGAATTGCGCCACGACGATGCGACGTAGATCCGCTTCACTGCGCTGTCTCCTGCGGTTGCTCGGAGTGCCGTTCGTGCGCCCAGGCCACCACGCGCGCGCCCGGCGTCTTGAGCTTCTGAACCTGGTCGTCGGGAGCCGTCCTGAGTTGCAGACGGACGCTCTTCATCACCGCGTCCAGCCCCAGGCGAATCGCTTCTTCGGATGGAACGTCGACGAAGTCCTCGCCCTGGTCGCTGAACAGCGGCGTCTTCGCTTTGCCCAGCCGCACCCACCAGGCGTAGTTGTAGCCGTCTTCCATGGCCACGACGCGCACCCGGGTGTACCAGTCGGACTTGGCCTTGATCTCCTCGTCGTACACCACGCGGATCGGCTCCAGGGCCTCGGTGGGCTCTTCCTCGAACTCCGGGTCCGCGGGGAGCTGGTCGGCTGGCGCGGCGTGATCGCCGATCCAAAGCTCACCCTCGACGAGCAGGGTATTCAGCCAGTCGAGTATGCGGTTCCACTTCTTCGCATCCCTGTTCGATGCGCGCTGGGCATGATCCCGCGCGAAGTCGTCCATCCGGTTGTATGCCGCAACCGCCGCCTCAACCTGGTTGGGATAGCAGCCGTGGTTCTCTACGTCCTCGCATAACAGCGGCACTTCGAGCACGGCGCCGCAGCACACCAGTGTCAGGCCGTTGATCCACTCGTCCAGCCCGATCTGGAGCACGCGCACCTCGGCGTCGGTCCCCTCGGTCATGAAGATGGCCTTGCGGGAGCCGTCCTTGGCCATCGGGAAGATCCGGATCACGCGCGGGTCGCGCCGGTCGTAAACGCCGTTCTTGTTCGGTTGTGGCCAGTCAGTGGCCGGAGTCTTCACCGAAACGACCCCACTAGCGGGTAGGGGCGAATCATCACCACGCCCAAGGGCCTCAACGGCTTCGTGAAACTCGGTCGCTGTGCCATCGAAGGCCACCTCGCCGTTAGGCCCGGTCACCTTTACCGCGAGCCCTTCCTTCGCCGGCGCCATCTCCGGCACGATCTGCGGCCGGGGCTGCCCGAACAGCTCCGAGTTACTCTTCGCTGGCCCCTCGGCCTTGGCCTGGTCCTGTAGCGCGAGCTGCTCCTCGCGGGAGGCAAGCACCAACTTGCCCTCGCCGCCGCCGACCTTCTTCAGGAACTCGAGCAGCTCCTGCTCGCGGCCGTCGACCAGCATCCGGAACTTCGCCGCCAGATAGGTGCTCTTCGCTTTTCGCTTGCCCTCGCCGATCTTGACGATGATGAAGCGGTCGATCAGCGGGCAGCGCAGCGCCAGGTGGAAGGGACTCTTGCCGACCGTCGTCAGGTCGAAGGCGGAGTCCGCGTTCCTGATTTCGTAGTCAAGCTCCCACTTCTTGCAGCCCGCCTTGGGCGTGCTGTCCTGGTCGTAGATGGTCCACTCTGCGCCCATGGCGCGCGCTGCCAGGCGGCTGAGGCGCGCGATTGCGTGCATGTAGGTGGCAACGCCGCCGCGCGCGATCTTGAACTCGGCGCTCACGAAGTGCGCCTTTTCGAATGTGATTGCCTTGTCCATTGCTACAGATCTCCTTTTTCCGGCTCCCAGCCGGCAGACGCTTCTTCCGGCACGGGGTTGGTAAGTGCGGCCGCGAGCGCCGCGGTTGCCCGCACGTCGGCGAGCGCGTCGTGGGCGCCCTCGAGCGCGACGCCGCAAAACTTGCAGACGTCGGCGAGCTTGAACGACTCCGGCCGCTTCTTGTAGCCCTGGAAGTGCCACAGCGCGAGCTGCATGACATCGAGCGGCGACGGATGCGCCGGCAGGAAGATGCCCGCTGCCTTGCAGGCGTGCATCAGGATCGGCATGTCGAACGCCGCTGCGTTATAGCCCGCCAGCCGCGCAACCTGGTAGGCGCGCCCCGTCCGCTTCGAAACCATCTCGACGCACTTCCACTGGCTGATCCAGTTGGCGAAAGCAGACAGCCCCTCGATCACCGGTACCTGCTGTTTCTGCCAGACCTCCGGGTCGTAATGGTTCATTGCGAGCGCTTCTGGATCCGCTGCCGCGCGGTCGAAGTCGAGCTTGGCTTCGAAGTCGACGGATCCGCAGCCGTTGGGCCTCACCGCGGTGGCGGCAATCTGGATGATGGGGGATGTGACCTCGAGACCCCCAGTCTCCAGGTCGAAATAGATAATCGGATCGAGGATCATCCCTGGTCCTCCGCCGGCGACTCGCTCGGCTTGCTGAAAAACCTCATTGCAACCTCTTGTTTCAGTGCCCTGTTTCCCAGGGCTGGTTTTCCCTTGGCCACGGCGCTTGCACGCGGCCTGGTCCGGGATCTCCGGATAGTCGATGTCAAGGTCCATCCCGACCGGGCAGGCGAGCACCGCGATCGGCTGGGCGTCCGCGCGCTGTTCGTCGCCGCGGTCGACGCTGGACTCGCCATAGAAGTCGTCGCCGGGAAAGCCGCTCACTGGGCGTTCCCCTGCAGTTCCGGCGGCAGATCGTTGTCGTCGACGGCGACGCCGTGCCCGTTCTTGATGGCGCCCGGGGCTGGTGGTGCGGGTGCTGGAGGCCGGGCGGGCTCCGGGGTGGCGCGCTCGAAGAGGTCCTTATGGATCGCGCGCGCTATCGTCGCGTCTGGAACATCCTTCAGCCGCTCGAAGCCGTGCTGGCCGACGACCCCGTAGAACGTAGTGCTCCCCAGCCGCTTCAGTTCCTCGCGGCACTGTGCCAGAAACGAATGCTGCCCTGGCCACGCCTCGGGCTCGGGCTTCGGCGCCGCGACTGGAGGCGCGGTCGACGGGCGCGTGGTGGCCTGCTGCTTGGGAGCCGCGGTCCGTTGCTGGGGTGGCGCGCCGGTCGCCTTGCCGTTGATGTTGGTCACGTCGGTGTCTTCATCTGAGGCAATCGGGAAAGCCGATGTGACCGCGTACCTGCGCAGGTAGGTGATTGCCGTGCCTAGATCTTTCGCCGCGTCCTGGCCCATTCCGACGAATGAAATCGGCATGTCGAGTCGCGTCATGAGCCGCTGTCCGCTCTTGTGCGCGATGGTCGTCAAAACGCAGGGGCCGTCGCTACGCACGAACGGCGACTGGATTAGCGCGAGCCCGTGCTTCGCCAGCACCGGACGCAACCCGGCAAGTGTAGTGGCGAGATCTGCATACTTGTACGTATACTCGCTACCCGCCTTCGTTTTGATCTTGGCAGTGCTGTCCTTGAGTGGGTTGCTCAGCTCCCCGCCGGCGTTGGCGAGCGCGGTCATGAGCAGGTCGCACGGATTCGAGAGATAGAAGAGTGGCGGGGCGTCAAGCGACAGCTCTCCGGTCGTCGGGTCTACTTCGTTTTCAGGTGTCATTTCAGTTGCCTCCACGTCCCGCCAGAAAGATTCCCGCAAGGATCACGAGCACGATCACCGCGCAGAGAGCCTGTGCTTTCAGCTCCTCGATGTAGGGATTGCGCGCCTTTGGCTGCGCTTTCGGCATCCCGATGGAGGCCCGGCCCCGGTCGTAGCCACAGGGGTAAAGGGCGTCTCTACGCATGGGGAGCCCCTACTGGCAGCGCCATCGCATTGCGAACCATCTCCAGCGCTGCCGTCGCTTCCGCGATGTACTCGCTCCCTTCAGGCAGGAACGAATTGCGCCGGACCTCAAGCTCTTCCGCGATGAAGGATTCGGCGACCTTGAGCGCGGCGCGCATGGTCTCCCGCTCCTCGCGAGCACCGCAAAGGCACGAGCCCAACCGGCTTGAGTTTTCGGTGAGAGCCGCTACATCGAGCGGAGAAAGCGTGGTGCTCACTGTGCACCGCCCGCAATGGTGATGACCAGACACCCGGCGAGCATCACTGCCACACCAAACCAGATCGCTTGCCAGACCCGCGCATTGTCGCGCTGCACGAGCGCTACGCGCAGCCGGTGACCGGCGTCGAGGAGGTCTTCGAGGGGTACGAGTGTAGGAAAAGCAGCCCCAGCCTGTGTACCCCGGTGTACCTGGGATGCGTCACTTGGAGTGATTTCTGAAACTCCAGGTGCTTTGCCTGCCGTCAAACCGTTGGTGGCGCCAGGAACCCTGCCAACGCCCTGATATACTGTGAGTTTGCGAACCCTTGAACGAACTATAACCATGAAGCTGAGCGCACTCTTATTGCTGACTGCGGGTCTTGTTTCGGCCCAACCGCAGTTTTCCACCGCACAAGCAGCCCGCCTCGTCATCGGGCAACCCAGGTTTTCTTCCCAAAGAAGCGATATCGTCGGGACCATAGTGGGTGCGGCACAGGGCGTCGCCTTTGCCAACGGAACACTGCTCGTCGCCGACGCCAACCGGCAGGGCGGGTTCCCGGCAAACAGCCGCGTTCTGGTTTACAAGGACATCATCTCCCAGTTCCCCGGCCCGCACGATGAGGTCGTCCAGAATGGAACGCCGTGCCCGATCTGCCTGGGCTACCCGGCAGGCGGTGCGCCACCCGGCGGCACGCCATGGCCGGGGGCCAGCACCGTGCTCGGCCAGCCGGATTTTGTAAGTTATCTGCCCAACCAATCTACGACCGTGAACGCGGCGCCTAGCGCGACAACCATGAGTTATCCCGTCGGCGTGGCCTACAACGGCACGATGGTCGCGGTTGCCGACGCCGAGAACAACCGCGTGCTGATCTGGAATTCGCTGCCGCAGAACAACGATCAACCGCCCGATTTCGTGGTGGGTCAACCGAATTTCACCTCCAACACTTCGGGCCAGAACGGCCTCTACGGTTTCCCGTACGGGCACTCTTCGCCTACTTCCCTGCGCGCTCCTTCAGGCGTGTTCCTCGACGCAAATAACGGCCTCTGGGTCGCCGACACGGGCAATGATCGCGTGTTGTTTTACGGCCCGATCACTGGCAACGGCCAGGCAGCCCAGCTTGTTCTGGGACAGACGAATTTCAGTGTCGACGGGCAGAATGCGTATACGCTCAACACGACGGCCAGCACGCTGTTCGCGCCTGCTTCGGTTTCGAGCGACGGCCAGCATCTGTTCGTCGCCGACAACTTTCAGAATCGCGTGCTGATCTGGAACACCATCCCCACCACGAACGCCCAACCCGCCGATGTGGTTGTGGGGCAGGCGGACTTCGTCTCCAACCTCTCCAACACGCTCACCACAAGCCTGGACTCGTATTTCGTAACTATTTTCAGCTCCGCTCTGTGCGCATCGAATGGCACCGACACCGTCACCGAGGTCGGGACGACGCTGTATCTGTACCCCGACCGGTGCGCGGGCACGCTCAGCTCGCCGATGTCGGCCATTAGCGACGGAACCCGCCTCTTCATAGCCGACTCGGGCAATGATCGCGTGTTGGTTTACAACAAGATTCCGACGCAAAATGGCCAGCGGGCCGACGTGATTCTCGGCCAGCTCACCGAGTTTGTGGATAACAGTTCGGATTCCGGCGAGGCTGCGCTGGTGTCTTCGGCTGACTCTTTCAAGTCGCCCAACTCGCTGGCCTGGGACGGAACCAACCTCTACGTGGCCGACACTTTCAACCGCAGGATCGCCGTCTACACTCCAGGAGATTTCCAGCTTCCCGTCGCGGCAGTCCGCAATGCCGCCAGTCCGTTTGTTTACGCCCAGGGCACCGTCGTGGTAACCGGCACCGCCCAGGACAACAACACAGTGACGGTTACCCTCGGTAATAACACCGTGTTGGACTCCACCAACACCGAGATTACGGCTGCCTATTCTTACAAGGAATCGGCCGGCAACAGCCTGGGCGACATCGTCAATGGAATGGCCAACGCAATCAATAGCGCGAACAACGGCGCCGGCGATCCCTACGTGACTGCGATCCCGGACCCGATCGCAGCCACATTGATTCTTAAAGCGAAAGCGACCGACACCGACGGCAACGAAGTTACTCTGGCCGCCTCTACCAGCCTCACTTCCTCGAAGACAACCGTCACGGCCTCGGGAACCACATTGACCGGTGGTGAGGACGCGGCGATGATGGCGCCGTTCGCGCTGGTTCGCATCTCGGGCGGACTCAACCAGAACATCGTGAACCTGGATGCATCTCAATTGCCTCCGGTGCAGCCGTTAAACAAGCCCCTGCCTGCATCTCTGGGCGGCGTCGAGTTCTATGTGGACGGCATCAAGTGTCCGCTGGTCGCCGTGACCCCGACATCGTTCGTAGCGCAAATGCCGATCGAACTGGCATTCGCGCTGGAACCGGAGACGACGGTTCCCGACCCCAGCACTACAGTCAACGTCACGGATACGCTGCGTTACCCGAGGACGGCATCAGGCGTTGTGCGAGTCACAAGCCCGGATGGTTCCGTTCAAGTGAGTTCGGCCCTGCACATTCCGATCATTCAGCAGAACCCGTCGATCTTCTACGATCCGAGCATGCAGCCGAATCCTGGCGTCGCCTTCCACTCCTCGAGCCAGGCGACGGCCACAATCTCCGTGGACGGGTCGATCCAGGGCGGCGATCAGGCGTCTCTTTACATCCGGGACCGCGTTTACATGTACACCGTGCAGCCGGCCGACGCGCTGGTCACTGTGCGTGACGCGCTGATCGCGATGGTCAATGCCTCCGACCCCGAGGTCCAGGCCTCGCCCTCGGGCCCGTTCGCCCGCATTCGTCTGCAAGCCTTCGTGCCGGGTCCGATGGGCAACGGGATTCCGATCTCCACAGCCGTCACATCGAGCATCATCACGACTGCGGCGACGAGCACCGCCGTGGCCGTCTACGAGGCGGCAAAGATCATCCTGACCGCATTCAATTCGACACTTTGCTGCGCCAACATCGCGGGCGCGCCGGTCACTACGGCAAACCCCGCCGTCCCGGGCGAGACCATCTCAATCTACGCCTCCGGCCTGGGACGCCTGCAAGACACCAGCGATTTCGTCGCCATGATCGACGGCCAACCCTTCAACGGCAGTCCGACCAACAACGTGACTGACAATGGGTTCGTCGCGGCATTGGTTGGTGGCAAAACGGCAAACGTGCTGTTCTCCGGACTAAAACTGGGTTACGTCGGCGTCTACCAGCTTGACCTGGAACTGAATTCGGGCCTCACAACGAATCCTAAGACAACGTTGACGATCTCCCAGTTGTACCAAACGTCGAATATCGTCTCGATTCCGGTGGTCGGCACGGCGCCGGCGAACTAACCGGCAAACTGAGAATCGAGCCGATCAGCTGCCCAAGGGCGAGAGCGCTACACAGCGCTCTTTCCAGCTATAATAGTAGGCAGACGTAACGATGAACTCGCGTTTCGATCCTGCCGCCGCACTCGAGGACCTCCGTGAGGAGGCACTTCTGCCGAACCCTGTGCGTGTGCGCGACATGATCCTTCGGACCGAGCACAGCCCGGAAGAAGCGCTTGAGCTTAACCGGAAGTTCACCGTTTACCAACAGGTCTTTGCCGAGGCGCAAAGGCTCGCAGCCGGGCTCCTGGCAGAGCTCGAACACGCCGTAAAAAAGGTGTGACCGCGTTCTAAGTTTTCCGCTTCCCTGCGCCGCCCACAATGCAATGTAGCTACCGGCGGAAAGCTGAAACATTTCTTCATCCAAACGTTAGCTGGAGTTCAACTCAGCGATGTATCAAGAATCAACCAATCAACAGGAGAAACGGAATCAATGGCTATCCGGAAGAAAACTACTGCAAAATCGGAGACCGTGAGCGCGGAGGAGACGGTCAAGTCAGGTCAAAACTCTTCGCGCGTCCGCACTACCTCCGCTGCTGACGCAACAGGTGCGCCCGACAACAAGGCCGCGAAAGCCCAGTCTCCCGCTGCCGCTACGCACAAGTCGCCGGCGCGCAAGAGTGTCAATGCCGCGCCGGCCGCGGAACTGCTGGTCGAATCCAGCAGCGTTGAAAAGACTACGTTCGATGTCGCGCTGCACCAGGAGGAAATCCGCAAGGAAGCCTACTGCAACTGGCTGCACAACGGCTGCCCGCAGGGCAGCGAGCATCAGGACTGGCTGGCCGCGATAGAAATCGTCCGCGCCCGTCACGAAAAGTAGAGTTGCCGGAGAGCGGGCTTCCGCGGCCAGGAAATGCGCAATCCCCACTGGAGTTGCCTGGCTGGAAGTCCGCTCCATTCCGAGCGCTTAACGATACTTCCTCAGCACTGCCAACACCCGGCCCTGCAACTGCACATTCGCGGCCGGAACGATGATGGGCGCCATGGACGCGTTTGCCGGTTGAAGACGAATGTTCTCGCCTTCCCGGTAGAGCCGTTTAAGGGTTGTCTCCGCGCCATCCACCAAGGCGACCACGATCTCCCCGTCGCGCGCCGACTGGACCTTCTGCACCAGCACGTAATCGCCGGCGCAAATGTGGTCCTCGATCATGGAATCACCCCGGACACGCAGGGCAAACATGCCGGGCGCACCCGCGAAGTCGCCGAAATCGAGAGTCTCGGGACTTTCCATGGCTTCGACAGGCGCTCCGGCTGCAATCGTGCCCATCAGCGGGATTTCGAAGGCAGAGCCGCTTTCGCGCTTCTCCAGACGATCATGTTCCGAACGTAGATATTCCTCGGAGACTTCCAGCGAACGGCTCTCGTTGTAGCGGCGCTTGAGATAACCCTTCTGCTGCAAAGCCGTAATGTGCTTGTGGACCGTGGCGAGGGAGCCAAGCCCCACGCCTCGCGCGATCTCTTCGAAACTGGGGCAGTATCCGGTTCGTTCGGTGAACGAAGCCACGAAATCCAGAACATTCTTTTGCTTGGGGGTTAAGGCCATACCCGCAGTATTGGCGAATACAGAGCGAAAGTCAAGCATTACGAGGCGCTCTTATCCGTAGCCATCCGCGAAGGTCACAGAGCGGCCCTGTGTACAAAGCGACGGTTGGCCGCTTTTTGGCATTCTCAGCTCTGTGCTGGGGGCAGTTTCATCATTGGGGGTGACCCGGACTGGATGGCTGTGTAATTGCCTGCTGATTATCCGACAGCTTCGTAGAAATGCGGCCCACTTTTTATTGAAGACGCCGCCGCGAGCATTTTGATCTTACGTTTGGAGGATTGAGAGTCATGCAATCTTGCAGTTGGATGGTAGCTGGAATCTTAACTAGCTGTGTTTGTTTTGGCCAGACGATTTCAATCGGAGTCATCGGGGGAGTCAGGGCCACCGATGATCTGACCGGCGGAGGGGCAACGAGTGTGTCAAAGCGATACGCCGTCGGGCCGACGCTGGAAGTCGGCCTGCCGTTCGGGCTGGCGGTGGAAGCCGACGCGCTGTACCGGCGCGCGGGATTCCAGACATCCGCTTCGAACGGAGACTACAACGTTTTCGCCGTAGAGCACGCAAATCTGTGGGAAGTTCCAATATTGCTGAAGTACAGAATTCCCATTGCCGCGGCCAAGCCATTTCTGGAAGCCGGTTATGTGTCCCGTGTGATTGCCGGATCACCGACCAAGAACGAGGTGGACCACTTGCCCGGAGGCATAGTGTATACGTATTCCACATACTACTCGAACTGGTCCAATGACAACGGATTTGTCGTTGGCGGAGGAGTGCAGTTCGCGCTCGGCCACCTGCGCCTGTCGCCGGTAATCCGCTATACGCGCTGGAGCGGCAGCACGGTCATGGGCGCATATGCCGGTCCGATGGAGATTTTCAGCGCCCCGCCCTGGCAATCCAATCAAAACCAGGTGGACGTGCTGCTCGGCGTCGCCTGGAAAGTGCGCTAGGACTTTGACGGCTGGCGCTTGACGCGCGAGGAGGGTGGCGGAGACAGTTCGTCGGAGGCCGCAGCTATCGCGGAGGAGAATCCGGCGTAGACATCACGCAGCGGGCCGCACTCAGACGCTTCCTATCAAAACCAGGTTTCCGGGCTCGGCGCGTTGTACTGCTTTCAACGGGATTGACCGGTCGAACGTGGCGAGCCGTCCGTGATTTCGAACGGCAAGCCCGAGCAAATACGCATCCGTGATCTTCTGGTGTCCAACGATCATCGCCGCCCGGAACAACGACTCGTCCAGGAGGGACACCGAGTCCTGCCAGAAATGATGATCCACCGTGGAACAAAGGCCTCGCAGGCGATCGGTCACTTCCGAGGGAGACGCCTTCACTGTGGGATATGCCGGGTTACTCAAGACCCGGATACAGCCATTGGCCGTTATCGGGCATGTCGCCCAGCCATGTTTTCGATTCCGGCCGAACCAGCGGTGCGCCTCTTCGTGATTGTCGTGGGCAGGATCGAAGAGAGCTACCAGAACATTCACGTCCAGCAGGGCGATACTCACGCCTCGTCTCTCAATTCGTTCACAATCCGCAGATCAGGCTTCGAAGTGCGAGCCTTCGGCACGAAAAGCAGAGCCCCGTTGCGCACTTTCAGGGGCGCTTTCGTGGTCAGCGATTGTCGAGCTAGTTCCGAGATGACCTGCCCAAGCGTTACCCCTTGCTCGCGAGCCAGATCTCTGGCCGTGGTTATGAGATCGTCGTCGAGTTCCAGCGTCGTACGCATGCCTTCAACGTAACACATCACGCATCAAATTATGTAATGTTTGATGCAATCCACGGAGCCGTCACTCGAAACGAGAAGGCAAGTTGCGGCCGAAGCACGCAGTTATGGCAGCCGTTTTACTCCGCGCTGTCGGTAGTAAGTCAACTTGTCCGCTTTTATTCACACGTGATCTGTCCGCATCAGTCGACAAGGCCCGAAGTTC